TGCCGGGGATAACTCAACCAGCGCTCAGCGCCTGGTTCCGGACTTCTTCAAAGACCTGTCGCTGGCTGACCTGCAGATGTTGCAGGATCCATGGGGCCGCCGGTACCTGATGATTGCCCAGCAGTTCGGCAGCCTGTGGGGGCTGTCATGATCACCTTCCACCTGGGAGTGATTGACGTCCCGTATGAGGACGAAAACACCACAACAGGAGACGTCGCCGAGTATCTGGAGGAAAAGTACCAGATTATGCAGACGTTTTTCGACAGGTACAGCAACGACATCGCTGACCTGATGGCGAATGACATGGCCGCGTCGCTTGAGAATATGATGGCCGGCGCACCGCCAGCCAAAGATCCTCTGGCAGAGTCGATGTCCCGGATACATGACCTGTTTGTCGCCTTCCTCGACAACACCGAAATGAACGGATTGCCTGGTGTGCCAACGCGCCGCTCGCTGGAGGGGATATCCCGGAGATTCAAGAACAAAAAGGGGCCGCCGCGCCCGTCATTCATCGACACAGGAACCTATCAGGCCGCAATGCGCGCCTGGGTTAGCGGGGTGCTAAATGCCTTCCCTGGATGAGTTGCAGCAAACTGCAAAAACCGAGCTTAACGCCACGCTGACGCAGGGTCTTGATGACCTGAGCCGTTTTCAGGTGGTCACGTTCACAAAGTATATCCGCAAGGTGCTGCCCCTCGATGGTTTCGTCTTCTGGGTAAAGGCTTCTGTTCTGTCGGACGACCCAAGCAGCGAGCCGGATACAGTTGACGTTAAGGGCTATCTGCACCTGACGACCGAAACCATCCAGGACGACGAGCAGCTCTACGACCGGAACGTCGTGACGTTTACTGCGCAGGCGGACATCGACCCGTTCAACGATATCGGATCTGATGTCCTGTATATCGGCGAGTTCTTCGGCATCCAGTTTTCTTTCTCCCGGCGCACCGGGCTGAACGAACCGGCCAACCTCTACCACTACACAGGGGAGGCAATCTTCCCCTACATGCGTTCGCAGATCATCAACTCAGCCGACGATATCGACCTGTCGGATGTGGTGGTTTCGAGCTCATTGCCGGTATGGCTGACGCTGAGCCAGTACATGCCGATGTTCCCGGCCAAGCTGTCGACGCAGAACCTATCACCGCCGTATGCAACGGTGAAGTGCAGCAACACCGCGCCTATCGCCGGGAGTTTTTATCTCGATGAGCAGCAGAACCAGTATCAGCTGGTTTCTGAGGATGTGACGATTTCCATCACAGGGCTGCGCAATGCCGGAGTGGAAGATTTCCTGAAGTATGTGCAGCAGTACACGCTCGGCGATGACGCGGAAATGGGCGTGATGAACATACCGGTAGTACAGGACGAGCAAGTCACGCAGAACGAGCTGAACATCATCGCCATGAGAAAAACCATTAAGTTCAAAGTCAACTATTACCAGCAGCGCATGCGGAACGTCGCGCGCAGGCTGATCACGTCAGCGATTCCGTCCATTTACCCGGAGAAATAAATAAATGGCAATTGTTAACATTAACGTCTCGGTGACCAACCCACCGAAGCCCTCTCAGCTGCTCAAATCCGGCGCGATGATCTCCATGGGCGGAACCACCCTGGCGGCAGGAGAGTATCAGCTCCTGACGACCAAAGACGATCTGAAGGCTATTACCTCACCGGCTAAAACTATTTCAACGATCACCTGGGCAACCGGCGTCGTTACTGTGACCCTCTCGGCAGCGCATGGCTGGACAGTTGGTGACACTATTCCGCTGGTTGTATCTGGCGTTACCCCGACAGCGTATAACCGCGCCGTCACAGCCACCGCGACGACTGCTACCGCCTTCACTTACCCGCTGGCGACAGACCCTGGCACGGCCACGGTCATGGGTACGGTGAAAACCGTAGCGGCAAACGAAATCATCGAGATGAACACCACATTCTGGGCGCAGGGATCAACCCGCGCAGTCTACGTGCTGGAGCTGGGTGATGTGTCTGTAGCTTCTGCTGTGGATGCACTGGCCGACTTCATCGATGAGGATATTTCGCTGGGTAACACCTACCAGAAATTCTTCTCGTACCTGGTGCCGCGCGAATGGGATGGCGAAACGACGTTTAAAACCCTGACAGGTCTGTATACCAGCCCGGCGTCACTGGTGTATTTCTTCGTTACTACCACGATCGCCACCTATCAGGCTTGGGTCGCCACCAAAAACAAATCTGTGTTTGCGGGCGTGGAGTCGCCAAACATCCCGGCTAGCGAGTTTTCCATGGCCGCCTGGTTCCAGTCCTCTCTGGCAAACGATCCTGGCTCTTCAAACATGGTACCGCCAATGGCGTACCGATTTGGTTACGGGGTTACAGAGTATCCGGTCGAAGGTAATGGCACGCTGCTTAAACAGCTCCAGGACAACAGCATCAACTACGTCGGTACCGCCGCGGAAGGTGGGCTGAGCAACAAAATGCTGGTGGCGGGCCACATGCTGGACGGCAATCCGTTCAACTACTGGTATTCAGTGGCGTGGACTGCAATCAACCTCGAGCTCGATCTGGCAAACGAAATCATCAACGGGTCAAACACCACTGTTAACCCGCTGTACTACGAGCAGAACGGTATCGACCGCCTGCAGCGCCGCGCGCTGAAGACGCTGCGCAACGGCATCAGTTACGGGCTGATCCTCGGTCGCGTGATTGGTACCGGCCTGACGCAGCAGGATTTCAACACCGAATACGAGAAAGGCACGTATGCCGGTAACGCGGTGATCAACGCCGTGCCGTTCGCGAATTACACCAGCCTGAATCCGTCCGATTACGCCGCTGGAAAATACGCTGGCCTGAGCGCCGTAATGACGCCGCGCCGCGGCTTCGAATCCATCACGTTTAACGTGAACGTAACCAACTTTGTAGGGGCGTAAAAAATGGCAAACCCATTAGTACCGCAGGGATTCCTCAATCGTGTACGCGGCGCGGTGTCAGTAACTGACGTTCCGGCGCTGAACATCACCGCCTCTTACCTTGGCAAGGATGCCATCAGCATGCGTCCTGATGGCCCGGCGACGGACATTATCCCGACGCTTACCGGCACAGTAGGCAGCCAGGCGCCATATCAGCAGGTGACCGTCACCGTACATCTGCTGCGTACGCAAGGCCTGAGCGACAGCTACAAAAACCGCTTTGCCACCGATACGGCTCTGGGCGAGGTGGTGATCACCCCTGATGCGAACACGCTGAGCAATTTCACCGTGCTTAATGCTTATCTGGTGAACTTCAACGAACTGCCGTTCACCGGTATGGATGCCGGGTACGTGGTGACCATCAGCGGTTATATCCTGGCTAACGACAACATGTGGGTCTGATTGTGAAAATTGACAAAAAGCTCAACCTGGTAACAAACATCACCCGGGAAGACGGGTCAATCGTATACCTGCATGTGACCCCGTTCCCGTATGAGGTGGTTGAAGAGCACTGTCTGCTGCTGGGCAATCTGTTCACCAACTTCATCTCACAGGTCGGCGGCCTGGGCGCGGCGCGCGTTGCCGCGATGATGCTCCGTAAAAAGCTCCAGCGCGAGCAGGAACTGAGGGGCGAAGATAACCAGCAGGCTAAGCAGGCTCCGACCATCGTTGATGAGATCCAGCGTCTTACGTCAGTGGTCTGGAATGACGGCGGAACCTGGAAAACTGCATCTTTCGAAGTCGCGATGAAGCAGGGGATTATCTCTCCTGACGAATACCGCGAAGTTGAAGGTGAGGTGGTTTTTTTTATGGTTTCCTCTGCCATTCAGAAAGCCCATCTGATCGCCCCGACAGTGGGATCAGTGATCGGCATGTTCGGTGGGCAACTCGTATCATTGAGCGTTACGGCGTTCCGCGATTCGTTGCTGACGTCGAATCCGCCTACCGATACCCAGACCCCGAATGCCCAGCCGGAAACGTCATATATACCCTCCTAGACTGGGCGTCTAATGAGGGATTCTGGCGGGTGATCAGGGAAATCACCGGCGAAGAGTTCGCCAGCCCGGCGCAGTACCGCCAGCGTTACATCATTTCCGCGCTAAAAGACAGGGGTTCCTTCAATGGTGGCTAAGTCTATTGTCGATATTGACGTAAATGACGACAAGTTTGTCGCGTTTATGGAGAAGTTTAAAGAATATCAGGCTGCACTTGAGGATCTCCCCGAGGCATGGCGCGGGCTGGCGCATGGCGCCACTGATGCCACCAAAGAGACGGCAAAAGCGAAAACAGAGGGCGACCTTCTGGCTAAAGCTTTTTCGGAGGGGGCAAGCGCGATTCTGTCGATAAACAGCGGCCTTGAGCGGCTTACAGACAGCCTGGACCGGGCGAATAAAAGTCAGGAAGACTTCAACAAGAAAACTCGCTCATCAAAGGGTTTTTTGAGTGACGCCACGAAGGACGCGAAATCGCTGGCCGGGCACATCAGGGATGCAACCACAAGTCTGCTTTCATGGGGTGGCATTGTCGGCCTGTTTACCGGCGTGCTGGGCGTAGGCGGTCTTTTCGGGCTTAATCGCCTGGCGGCCACAACCGGTTCCCAGCGTTTCACCTCTCTCGGGATCGGGACGAGCATCGGCGCGCTGGATTCCACGGCCATTAACTACCAGAAAGCGCTCGGCAACCCAACGGGCACGCTGGGTGCTATCCGCGACAGCCAGATGGATCTGTCAAAGCGCTGGACATTCCAGGCTATGGGCATCAACAACCCTGAACAGGATCCGGCTAAGCTCCTGCCGCAGATGATTCGAAATGCGCGGGACATCTTTGTCAAAAACGGTAGCACGCTGCAGGGGGCAAACGCCTACGGCCTGACAAACTTCTTCAGCCTTGACGACCTGAATCGCTTTAAAAACATGAGCGATGAAGAAATCGATGCAATGGAGCGGAGGGCGCAGAAGGATGCGAAGTTACTGCAGATCACCGATCAGCAGGCACGGCAGTGGCAGGATTTCAACGTCCAGCTGGATTACAGCGGGCAGAGCATCCGTAACACCTTTGTGCGCGGGCTCGGTCCGTTAACCCCGCAGCTGAGCAAGCTTTCTGATGCGCTGGCCGGTGCCATTGATACGGTGCTACAGTCGCCAGAACTCGGTAAGTGGATTGATAGCCTGGCGGGGGGGATTGAGAAATTTGGAAATTATCTCGCATCCCCTGATTTCGCCAAAGATGTTGATGATTTTATGGATGGCCTGCGCAGGCTAGGTCAGTCGATAGGTAGAGTAATTGACTTATTCACTGGCAAAACCAGCGTGAGTGAGTTTATGGCAGCCTCCTCGCCAATGCTTAACAACCAGACTGTCCATGACCCGAACGGCGGTCCTGATTATGTTCCTGGAAGTGAGAGCGATCCCAACGTTCCCGGTTGGCTGAAAAAGTTAAAACTGGCTTCTGGAGTTGCCCCTGTTCAATACGATGAGTATTTCGAAGAGGCGGCAAAAAAATACAACGTAGATCCAAAGTGGCTGAAGTCCATAGCAGCAGCGGAATCCTCATGGAACCAGAATGCGGTCTCCAGAGCAGGCGCTAAAGGTCTAATGCAGGTTATGCCTTCCAACTTCAGGGATGGAGAAAAGCCATTTGATCCTCGGGACAACATCATGGCTGGAGCGCGAGTTTTCTCATGGGCCATGCAACAGTCTGGTGGTGACTTTGACGAGGCGCTTCGTTATTACAACGGAGGTGTTCGTCGTGGAAGCGCTGAGAATGTCGCCTACCCTGGGCGAGTAAGAGAGCAATATGAAGCTATGTATGGTTCTCAGAAAAACCCGGCGAAAGAAAAAGGCGGCGACAATTCAGAGGTTGCCAAAAACACGAACAAGACCAACCAACTGTTGCAACAGATTGTTGACAGAGGGCTTACCGGGAATAGCTCTGGAATGGTCGTTTACAACAACACAGGCGGTAATGCCGTTATTTCCAGTTCACAACTCGGAGTTCGATGATAATGGCATTCACTCGCGAGCTTTACCGGCTTGGCTTTGAAATATCCCCGGTCATCCTCTGCAATGGAGTTGCGGAGGCTATCCCCGGCGGCATGTTGCCCATAGTGGCGCTCACCCAGAGCGCCAGTTTTGTTACTGGGCTGATCGGAGGGGCAATCAACCTTACCGACCTGGACAAGTATTTCTGCCACTGGCGGCCTGTTCTGGGCTCGACAATGGTCGACTACGACATTGCTAAATACCCATTCGCAAACCAGACCGTCGCGGCCAACGCGCTTCTGGCGCAGCCGTTGAGGGTCAGCCTGATGATGGACGCGCCGGTGAACGAGAATACCGGTGCCATGACCAAGCTTGTAACACTGAGCGCGCTTCAGGCCGTGCTGCAGGCGCATGCTAACCTGGGCGGCACTTACATCGTGGCCACTCCGTCGCTGATATACAACAACTGCATCCTGAAAACGGTTAAGGACAGCTCTACCGGTAATGACCCGCTCCCTCAGCGCTCATGGCTATGGGATTTCGAGCAGCCCCTTATTACCACCACTGATGCTGACAGAGCAGTTACCAACTTCCTTAAGAGAATAGATGCCGGGGATCCTAATAAAGCACCATCATGGACAAATACGGCATCAGCTCTTGGCAATACCGCCCTAGGTGGAGCAGTAGCAAGTAGTGCGGAGGGGGTAATTGGACTGATAGGTAAACTCCAGGGGGCGTTCGGGATATGAGTACCGTCAATTATCCATTTACTGGAAGAGAGCAGCGTAGCGTGACGTTCTCACCAATTCTTGACGGGAACGTTTATACCTGTCAGATGAAGTGGAACATCGCCGCACAGCGTTGGTACCTGCTGATCACTGATAGTTCTGACAACACGGTCATGAATACCGCCGTCGTAGGTTCAACATCTGCTGGGGGGATAAACCTTTTAAGTGGAGTTTTCTCATCGACGACCATGATCTGGCGCGAAAAGAACGGGCAGATTGAGGTAAAAAGCTGATGCGTTATTACGAGATAAACATTCTTGATAGCAATGATAAAGTCATCCAGCACTACTCCAGTCATAAAAATGGAGCGTACAACCCTGGCGCCTTGATGGTTGAATTTGACATTCTCAGGTTCGGAGAGTCTACCCCGCAGGGTGAAACTCACTTAACCATATGGGGGATTGGGCCGAGAGAAATGCAGCAGGCAAGGCAGAATCTCTACGGAAAAAAAATTCAGATTTTTGTTGGCATGTCAAAAGGGCTTCCACTGGCGGGCGTGGGGAATAAAAAGTTAGCTATTGAGGGTTATGTGTTTCAGGTATTCGGAAACTGGCAAGGAACAGAAATGCGTCTTGATTTTATCATTGTTTCTGGACCAGTTACACAGAGCAATAACGGCGAAATGTCAAAGTTGCAAATCACCCTCCCGTGGAGTGTAGGGCAAAAACTCTCTGTGGCTTTAACTCAGTGTTTTATGACAAGTGGCTTTAAACCAAATATTAGTATTAGTGACCGACTTGTATTGAATTATGAAAGAGGATTGTTTTGTGCATCTCTTTCTGATTTGGCAAAAGACCTCTACACATTTTCCAAATCAAAAATAAAAGATAAAGGATATACAGGTGTAGAGATCGCCATAGTCAACGGAAATGAAATACGAGTATGGGATAATGATTACGCTAATCATCCTGATAGCTCTGCAAAAAATGGGGCCATTAAGAGAAGTAAAAGCCCAATAAAATTAGAATTTATAGATCTTATTGGCCAGCCTACATGGATTGAATTAAATACCATGAGCGTTGTTTGTGTTATGCGTGCTGATATTCAACAGGGCGATCATATTCTTATGCCAGAACAAGCCGTCCCAATGATTCAGGCATCATCATATTCTCAGTTCAGGGATGATTCTGCATTCAAAGGGGTGTTTGAAGTCAAGTCAGTAAGAATGCTCGGAAATAGTAGGCAACCTACAGCTGAAGCATGGATCACAGTTATTGAGGCGTATGTCAAAACCGAGGTGAGCAACAAATGACAGTTGACCATAAGCTCAATTTCGGACGGAACATGAACAGGTTCGCCGAGCAGAAGTTTAATGAGGCTTTCCAGGCGGCTGGTAAAATCCTGCCGGCCAGCATTGTTGAGCAGCAGGGAAACATGGTCACCGTGTCTTTCGAGCTGCATGACACGCCATACGTTTTTCCGAATGTCACCATTCCGCTTTTCGGCCCACAGTACATCCGCTATCCAATGCAGTCGGGGGACAAAGGCGTTGTCATTCCTGCCGACACCTATCTGGGCGGCGTAAGCGGGCAGGGCGGCGGGGTAGCTGACCTAACCCCTCCTGCAAACCTGAGCGCCCTGGTATACCTGCCGATCAGTAACACCGAATGGGAAGCCGTCGACGGTAACGTTGTCACTATCTACGGGCCAGAGGGTGTGACCATCCGGGATCAGCGAAGCAACACGACGTTTCTGTTAACGCCTGAAAGCGTGACGATTGCGGCCGTCGATTTGTTTAAGGTGACCGTAGGTAGCACGGTGCTAACCCTTACACAGGGTATGTGGAACATAACCGGAACGACCGGAAATCTGCAGGACTCAACCGCCAGCACCAGTCCTGCGATTATGCACGCTGGCTGGGCCGCCCTGGTGGCATGGCTAAATGCGCATGCTCATACAAACGGTAATGGCGGTTCAAACACCGGCGCGCCGACAACTACTTTCAACGGGAATATCACGCAATGAGAACCTACGGGAGAGATGCAAATGGCAAGTGGGTGCTGGTGGTACCGGATGAAAATGGCTTCAACGACTCCATTTATCTTACGACGCTGATCCAGAATCTGAAGTTGGCGCCGCAGGAGTCACCATTTTTTGCAAATAATGGCATTCCGGCGCAGAGCTCCGTCATTCAGCAGGTGCTGCCAACCTACTACGTTGACAGGCTTCAGCGGCAATTTAGTCCGTATTTTTCATCCCTGCAGATCGCCCTGGTGAGTGATGACCCTCCCGTATACAACATTTCGGCGATAACGAACGCCGGTTCTAAAATTATCACAACGGTGAACGTATGAGTGATTTGTCCGTAAGCTATGACGCAGCCGGGCCCGTGCCGAAAACATCCGAAGAACTGCGCGCAGATTTGGTTTCCAGAGCCATTGAGTTATCACCCGGTATTACTACGGACCTCCCGGGATCGCTGATTGAGGATATCGTCGGTACCGACGTTGGCGCGCTGTTAATTGCCGATCAGATCCGCGTCGACCTCATAAATTCTGTTGGTCCGCTGAAAGCGAATAAGTACATGCTGAACCTCCTGGCTCAGCAGTCAGGAATTAGCCCGCAAAAAACTGAAGGGTCAACCACAGTTCCTGTGACCTTCTCGGGGCCGGCTGGGTTCGTAATCCCCCAGGGATTCCTTGTCAGCGACGGCACTTATACCTACCAGATCGCCGATGCGACAGTGGTCCTGTCTTCAGGTGTCAGCTCGATGGTGACAGCCATTGCAACGAATACGGGTTCGTGGGCTGTTCCCGTGAGCTCAGTTAACCAGATCATTACCAGTCGGCCGTCGGATATCACTCTCACCTGTACCAACCCTGTTGCCGGTACGCCAGGTGGCGCACCTGAAACCAATTACGAGTTTCGCGAGCGCGTCTGGGAAGGCCAGATGTCAACCGTTCAGGGGTATCCTGGCTTTATCCGCCAGAAGCTAACCGACCTGAGCAATGTTCAGGCCCGGTTGGTTTCTGTTGTTCAGAGCGGAAATGCCTGGATTGTGATGTGCGGCGGAGGGGATATTTATGAGATGGCCGGGGCTATCTATAAGTCAGCTGGCGACATCAGCAGACTTAAAGGCACAGACCTGAATGTCACGGGCATTACCAATGCTAACCCTGGCGTTGTAACGACTGACATCACCCACGGATTCAGTTCTGGCCAAGTTATTAATATAACCGGCGTTACCGGAATGAGCGGCATCAATAACGTACCTCTTACCGTCACCGTGTTGAGCCCACACACTTTCTCTATAGGCATTAACACTACTTCCTCAGGCACCTGGACCGGTGGCGGGGTGGTCACGCCTAATCTGAGAAATAACGTCGTGACAATAAACGACTGGCCAGATAACTATCTGATCCCGTTTGTTGTGCCGCTCCAGCAACTGGTGACTATCAAGTTTGAATGGGCGACAGAAAGCGCGAATTATCTTACGGACGCCACAATCGCCTCCCTGGTGTCACAACCGGTGATCAACTATGTGAACGGGATATTTGCTGGCAAGCCGATGAACATCAATAACATTAAGGATGTATTCCTTCAGTCCATAAATGGAACGCTGGATATGAGCCTGATCTCGACCCTGAATGTTGTTGTGACTGTGAACGGCGTTATCACTGGCGTTGACGCCGGTACGAATATAATCAGCGGTGACCCATATAGTTACTGGTACATGGCCTCAAATGGGGTAATTGTCGACGGGATATAACATGCTGGAAGATATCATTAAATCATACCTGTATACGCAGTATAACGACGATGATGATCTCCAGGCATTCGTCACTGCGTATAACACCATGGCTCAGGAAATTTATTCATGGATGATTAATGCCAACCTTCCGATCTTTGTCGGCGGGTACAATGCTGGTGACCAGTTAAAATGGATAGCCCGGGGGATTTATGGCGTCAAGCCGCCGGTGCTTATCAGTGGGAAGCGAACCGTTTACGGCCCGTACAATGCCATGCTGTTTAACCAGTTGCCATTCAACGGCAGAAAGGTTGTCAATCAGTCTGAGCAGGTTGTTGTCTCCGATGATCTATTCAAGCGCATCATGACATGGAACTTCTACAAGGGTGACGGGTACTACTTCACTATCCCATGGCTGAAGCGCCGAATCATGAGATTCTTGACCGGAATTGATGGTGTAGATGTCGTTAACGATCAGCGGTGGAGTATTTCAGTTCTATTCTCCGGGGCTGGCGCGAGCATATCAATAATCAAGGGGTACAGAAAACTAACCGACGCAACCATTTTTAACAGATTTTCTTTCAATACACGGTCATACAATCAGAAGAATAGCCTACTTATAAAGAGCGACAATTATGAATATGCCGCTCTATTCAAACAGGCCTTTGACAGCGGGTTGCTACACATGCCGTTTTATCAACCAGTGAGCGTGACTATCATTGGTTAGTGTTGTTTCGACTATCAATTGCCATGTCAGTAAAATATTTAAGGCACTGACATATAACAAGTAGCATGATAACTGTAAAGAAAACAGCAATGCTGAATTTAATGTTTTCGAAGGGTGGGATCCCTTCCTGAATCCACATATCGAAAATTAAAAATATAAGGAAAGTTGAAAGTAATATTGTAATCGCGCCTACTGATGATAAAAGAAATTTAGAAATAGACACTGGTAAGTTTTTCATTCAGAAACCCTCGTTAATTTTAAATTCATTTTAACACTAAGAGCCCGCCTTGCGCGGGTTTTTTATTGCCCGTATCCCGGAGGATAAATGGCACTTCAACTTTTAGCTGCTAACAATGCCCAGAGCGTTCTGGCAGCGGGCATAAGCGCCTCAGCAACATCATTGACACTTAATACCGGAACGGGGGCTCTTTTCCCTTCTCCGGTATCCGGCACGAGCTTTTTTAAGCTGACGCTGATTGATGCTGCGACAGGACAGCTCAATGAAATTGTCCACGCAACAGCAAAGTCAGGTGATGTGCTGACGATAGTTCGCGGCCAGGAGGGCACCTCCGCTCGAGCATGGTCAGCCAACGACATTGCCGCCAATATGCTTACCGCAGGAACAATCCTTTTGTTGGCTCAACTGGAGAGCCCATCATTTACAGGTACGCCAGCTGGACCTACACCCGCCCCTGGTACAAACACAACGCAACTTGCAACGACGGCCTTTGTCAGGTCCGCCATTACAGCTCTAAGCCTTGGCACGGCATCGACAAGAAACGTGGGGAATGGTTCTGGCCAAATACCTGATATGAGTTATTTCGGCAGCGGATCTACCTCATCATCTTTCTGGTACAAGCTACCTGGCGGCATGGTTATGATGGGCGGTAACGCATCCGGTATCGCTTCTGGAACTACCGGTAATGGTGTCTTCTTTCCAATACCATTTCCAAATGCCTGCTCAAGCGTTGTCGTGACGTTAGTCAGTAACGGGTTATATGCAAACACGGTCTCGTTTAACACATATATCCCGGGAACGGACCGGTTTAACGTTTATACGAACACAAGCGGCACGTATACTATTTATTATCTGGCTTTTGGGAGTTGATATGAACAATTACGTTTGGTCGGCATTACATGTTTCATTTTTCCCAAAGTCGATGTTGCAAGATTATGAATCTGCCGGGTGGGTTTTGTCTGATGCTGTAGATGTTGGTGATACTCTTTTTCAAACATACAAAGCAATGCCACCAGATGGGAAGATGCTTGGCGTTGTTGATGGCATGCCTGCATGGATTGACAAGCCACCAGTTCCAAATAGCGCATTGCTTTCTGACGCACTTACATCTTTGGCATCCGATTACAAAAATGACATTGCGCAATTAAACACTGCATATCTGGCAGCTATCGTAAATGATGGCCCATCTGAAACAACAAAACAGCAAGCCGTTAGAGATCAAATTACCCAGCGAAAAGCCAAGTACGTATCAGATATCGCTGCTGCAAAATTACAATATCCTGTATAAGGCGGTCATCATGGCAACACAATCAAACGAAGAGCAACAACAGAGCCTGCAGCAGCAGGATTCTACCGTTAAATTCTGTCCGATATGCGGCTCAACAATGCATCAGCAAGATTATCTTAATGGGAAGTGGTGGTTTTGCGACGATGAAGAATGTGGGTTTTTTGAACCCGTGTGAAAGTAATTGTCAGCAGTAATAAAAAGCCCTCTCTGGAGGGCTCATATTTATTTTGCGTATTTCTTTCTAAATCCAAGAAATGGCTTTTCAATCAATTCAAAGCATACCTTGGAAAAGATAAGAATTGCAGGCAGTATAATCAAAAAGTTAAATACAGCATTGATATTGTCATTTTCAACAAATCTAGGAATTCCGACTATTTTATGGAATGAGTATAGAACTACGCCGTGCAGGTAATGACTCCAACTTATTGATAGTGTTTTATGTTCAGATAATGCCCGATGACTTTGTCATGCAGCTCCACCGGTTTTGAGAACGACAGCGACGTCCGTC